CTACTGTTCAAAACCGTCTTCAATCACATCGCCCGTAGAATCTAAAAGAACCGAGTTGCGAGCTTTGCGATAGATGGTTTGTCCCTGAATTGTTTTACCGGAACTGTCTTTGATTGGGTTTCCACTTGAGTCCTGGATGTTGTCTAAGAACACGAACTCATTAGGATATCCTGCGAAAGCCGTTCCGGTAATAATTGTACCATCTGCTTTGTGTGCTGTATAGCCCTTTAGCAAAGCTTCTTCCGTAACAGTATCGCCGGTAAGGTCGATCAAAACTTTATTGCCGAATACGACTTTATTCGCAGCCATTTGACAAAACCTCCTTATCCGATTGTAACAGTCTTTCCTCCGGCAGAGTTATCGGTTTCTACATATGGGATTGCCTTAACTGTAACCTGAGATAAGCAGTTGTACTCTTCATCGGGCATGATCGTCTGAGCTTCTTTGGACGGTGTTACTTCCTTGCTCTGTGGCTTCATATCCTCAGAACCAGACATGGCACCCTCAACGCCAAGAATCGTCACACCCTCACGAATGTTAGTAGCAATAAGCTTTGCCTGTTCGGTGGCGTCAATAGACACCTTACCAGAGCCATCATGATAACCTTGCGGTACTGTATATTCTCCAGCAACAGTTGAGATGGTACCTTTAACCGCACCGTTGTTCTTCATAGTACCTGTAAGCTTACTTCCACGGGCGTGCGCAGTCTTTCCTACGAGAATCTCAGCGACAGCCGCAGTATCTTCGGAAGTATCGCTGTCGAATGTACAGGTACCCGTGATCTTTGCACCACTCTTATCATGAGCAGTAATACCTTTGAGGACCTTATCTGCACTGACGGAATCGCCAGTAAGATCGATAAGGACATCCCCCCCCGTAAATGACTTTGTTTACATTCATATTTGCCATAATGTTTAGTCCTCCATGACACTTTCATTATTTTTCTTTATCAGCAGTCTTGTTGTACTGGGATGTACTGATTCCAAGGATAACACCAAGGAAAGTATCAACCGCAGTGATGGTTCCGACCACCTGCTCTCCATACGGGAGACTCCAGATTCCGGCCAGTGCAAAGTATAATGTACCAGCAGCCGGAAGCAGATACATAGCAATCCACTTAAGGATGTCGTATGTCTTGTTACTCATGCTCATTGTGCTCTTCCTCCTTCTCTATAAATTTATGAATCGGGAGTTTGTCCACCTCATGCATAATTCGCTTTGCTGAACCATTCCCGCCCATACGTTCGTAGGGTTCATAGAGATACACTCTCAGATTCTCATATTCATCCTGGGTTACACACCCACGGTCAATATACGACATTCCAAGATACATGATCCTGTCATGTGCCAATCCAATAAGCATCTCTGTTTTTACATCTTTTTGCTCGCTTTTCTTTTGCAAATAGGCCCACAGCCCAGAAGATGCAAGAACTGAGCTAAAGATCGTAAGTACAACCTGAAACCATGGTTCCATCGTTTTCCTCCTTCTTTATGTGCAATCATGCAGACCTATCAGAAACAATCAGCTTCTTGTTGACTATTGTGATTTCCTTACTAAATAGGTCTTCGTAAAGCTGTATTAAATTCTTTCGTTGTTCTCTGGATAAGAGTTTATAATGTCCTCCCATCCAACCGCGAAACATATTTTCGACATTGTCGTAATCCGCTTCTTCATTTTCAACCTTAACGGCAAGTTTCTTGAGTTTTCTACGCATGGCGGTAACTCGATCCGGATTTATTCGTTTGATGACTTTACCAGTATCTGTAAGTGTGTACTTGATTTGCAGGAATTTGTATTTGCTCGAAATCTTAACGATTCTAGTTTTCTTACGATTGATATGGATTCCCAGTTCAGCTGCAATTTCACAGATGTTTTCGAGCAAGTCTTCAAGCTCTTCTTTACTGGGATTCATGACGTACCAATCGTCCATATACCTTCCATAAAATTTCTGCTGACGTACATACTTGACGTAATTGTCAATGGGATACGGATAATAAATTCCAATGACTTGCGAAAGCTGGTCTCCAATATTGACAGACTTCTCCATCCACTTTTCGCCAGTGAGCTTCTCTTTTGGAATGTTCCGATACTCCAGTTTATTGAAAGTATCGGTCATACAAGCCTCGTATTCCTCGTCAGACATGTACGAAACATCGACCTGGAAGCCCTTAAATATCAACGTTAAAAGCCAGTCAATAAACTCATCATCATTGAACAGCTTCAACAATTCTCGTTTAGC